TTTATACCTGGAACTCCCCAATCGCTGAATGCACCTGAAGACATACCACTACCGATAGCACCAACAGCGCCTTGTACTCCACCTGAGATAGCACTCCACTTAGCTTGCTCAGCCATAGCCGCTTGATTCCTAGCTGCAGCTGTTTCTTGTTGTGACATACCTAGTAGAGTACCAGTCTTATCTCTCTCCCAGTTTCTAGACATAACCTCACCGCTTCTTTCTTTGTTCTGTATTATACCCGCTTGTCTCGCTGAAGCCATCTGATTAGCTGATTCTTGTCTACCTATACTAGCAGAGGATCTTTGAGCGTTTAACTGCCCTTGCTGAGCCATTGATTGTGCTAGAGCTGCAATACCGGATCCACCAGCAGCGCCTCTCATACCACTCATTATATTTGCTTGACTCTGTTGAAATTGCTGTGACTCGAATTGAGCTTGCTTTTGGTTAACCGTTAGGTCTTCCATGGTATTCTCCATATTGAGAAAAGGGTTACTAGTATCTAAATTTGCATAGACACCTTTTAACCTATCCATTTCAGCTCTCCTTTTTTTCTCTTCAGCCTCAGCTTTGCGCTGTGCTTTGGCAGCTCTGCTAGCTCCGAATATTCCACTAGCCAAGCTAACAGCGGCTGTTCCTACTGCTAAAAAACTCATATCTTATTTATTTTATTAATATATTCTTCATACTCCTCGAATGTTGCTGAGACAATTTCTCCCTCTAGTTCTTCTATATCCTGACAATTTGTAGGGTTCTTGTGAACGTTTACAAACACTGAATCTTCGTTTGCATATATAACCCTCTTAGTTCCGGGTGTTGCCAATACATAACAAGGTGCTATGTATTCTAAACTCTCTTCCTCTGTAGCAACAGTGATACACCCAGACAATAAAAACCACACATGTAAATGATTATGTATAGCTCCGACGACTAAACTGTCTTTATTCATTGTCATTTGCCTAACATAAATACCGTCAGCGAATGTATGTTCTAGTGGGAATATCTCAGAGTTTTGATGCGTGACTGTATTTACCTCGTCTGCATTCTCAACTAAGAAGTTTTGTAACCCCTGTATTTGCTCCCTAGTGTTTAGAGCTATCTCTCTATTCTCGGCTTTTGATAATTCATCCTTAGGCATATGATTATATTTGATTTACTCATATATAATCACAGTTATAAGATTTTATTTACTACTCTCAAACACTTCACAAGCAGCAGAGAACATCTCCCCTTTAACCGTAGAGTTATTAACGAACCTAGCTAAACCATAGTACCCGGAGATAGAACCTACATTTACAGCGTTATCTTTACTGAATAATATATAAGAACCGTCTATTGGTGCTGAGTTTGCAATACCACCATCTGGTAGTACGAAATCACAAACTACAACCGACTGTGTTCCATCCCACGGTGTTATGTTGGTTATCAACCCAATTTGTTTTATATCTTCTTGATCGTTAGTTGTAAACCCGCCATCAAGGGTAGTGGGACAATGGTAAGCCATATCCCCAATTTGAACTGAAGAGTTTAATTCAAACCCAAAAGTCATTGTTAAATCTGCCATAGTTATATATCTATATTAAGAACTGCTAAACGCTACATACATCCACTAAATCTAATTCAAGTACAAGGTTCTCAGTACCATACTTTTTCATAATTAAAGTACCAGTTAGAGTGAGTTTAGCTGTGCCGCTTCCAGATGCTACTAAATTCGTTAATGTATATTCAGCACCACCGGTGTTTGTCACATCGAAGACAGATGATATGTATGTACCTGGTTTTAAATTCACATTACCGCCACCTTCTTTGTACACGTCCCAACTAAAATTATTTACTACTTTATTTCTCCATTTATAATTCTTTGCTAATGATTTTTTCTTACTCTTTAAAATTAACTTCTCATTAACGCCAGTCCCACCACCAGTTGCTGTAACAGACGTAGCAGTAAAATCACTACCCGATTGTATTGCTCTCAATTCCATTTGAGCTGAATCAGCGTATTGAGTGAACGTGTATAAAATATTTCCAACTGGATCTGTTGGGTAATTATCATTTTGATTTATAATCGTATCACCAGTTGGCTCTATTAATACAGTATACACATGTGTACCAGTGGGTAATACGGGTAGGGTATAATTAAAAAGAGTGAAAGATGTTTGGTAGGTGGTTGTAATATTTGTTATTGGATTTGTAAAATCATAATCAGTTAGCGCTACAACACCAACTCCAGTGGCTACTTCTGTACTGGTAGTTGTGTTTGTTATAGTATAATTAAAAGTCGCGCCATCATCGCCAAGCACATTAAACTCTAGCAAACCACCGGCACCAGTTAGATCGTAAATCGATTCCCCACCCATACTGTTTATCGCTCCGCTAATGGTGGTGTTGTTTATCTCTAAAGCTGGAACGGGATCAGCCGTGCCATCTATATATATTCCAGTGTAAAACCCAGTTGGAATATCATAATCATCTTGAGGTGTTATAACTATACTATAAGTTATAGATTCTACATTACCATTATCATCTAATGTTTGACCTGCGAAATACATAGAAATAATATCGCTAGACCCACCAGGTATATTTATGATTGCGGGATTAGTAACGTCACTATTGAGAGCTTGGTTAAAGTTAGTAGTTAATGGTATGTAGGAACCCGGCGCTGCTGTAAACGTTATCGAACCTATTAAAGTTCCAGAATCATTATACGATGCTCCGCCGATAGTACCAGTAAAAGTACTAGGGACCATTCCATCAACCTCTACACCGATTAAACCAGATATACCGTCTTGCGTCTCGAGGGTAAAACCACTAACTCCCGTGTTAAAAGTACTATTAATAGTAATTGAAAAATCAATTAACCCAGCTGTGGTAGCATTACCATTAATATCGATGTCTATTACAATATCACCTGCAGGCATTACAAATCCAAAACCTAAATTCACTTTAACTTGAACAGTGTTACCCACAATACCGGCATCCCCAGTATCTATAAACTCAACGGTATCTACACTATTACCCGCCACTCCACCTATGTTTTGAGGTAACGTTACGCCATTCACGCCATGTGTGAACGTTGTGCCACTTGAAGCAGTACCACCACTTATATTAAAATCCGAAGCGCTAACCACATAACCACTATCCGGTGTTATAACTAACGTAGCATCGCTTATCATATTTCCATTGACAATCGAATCTAGATAAGTCTCACTACCAGTGAAGGTAGATACAGTACAAAAATTTACATTACTTGGCATATTGCTTATTGATTTGGATCATTTTGAATTGTTATGTTAAAGGTTGCTTGTCCACTTGGGAATGAAACGGTATCAACAGTTCCAATACCCTGGACAGAGAACTCACTAGCGTCTAGATTACTTAAAGTCGTACCAACACCGGAAATATAACCGGACCACTTACCTTCTTTTTTTACGAAATCAGTAACAGTCCCACTTTGTAAATCAGTCTCAAATGATTCTACATACCAACCATCCTTGCTATTTAAGTTGTAGTATTCACCGTCGTAGTAAGTAGTATCACCAACAACGCTTGTTGTAAACTCATTAACTACAGCTTGAGAACCCTCGTAGTTCATTGCTGCAAAACTTTTCACAGAACCCGCAGTGTCGTTGAACATTATATCGATAGTGGAATTGTATGGTTTACCGTAAAAGCTGTTCGCATCTACACTATCGTCGTGATGTAACCAGATTCCACCATCTCTACCCGTCATGTATTTACTGTTGATAGACAAACCAGTGGTAGGGTGGAAAGATCTAAAGCTAGTCCATCCTTTTGACTTCTCGTTGAACGATAATGTGTAGTTAGTTCCGGATATATAATCCTCGCTACTTGTCATCGTTAAGTTATACTCATCTAAAACCTCATCGAAACTCCCAACTATATAACCGTCAGTGTTCCTTAGATTTTCTTTAAACCAAGTTGACATACCAACGTCAGATATAGGCGTTAAACCATCTTGTGATAATCTCAATACTTTACCTCTTTGCTTGTCAGTGAAGTACATTCTATACCCATCAACAGCTAGAGACTCTGGGTTAGATGATATACCATAATCCCCAGCAAAGGCTTTAGCGTCACCTAACACAGCGTTAGATGCTGTAACGTTAGAGCTACCATCAGCATTATACAACGCATCCTTGTTCGCTAGTATCTGTAAGACTTTGTCTTCGCAGAACGTAACCACGTTGGTGTCTCTAGTTTTTAAAGCTTGCACATAGCCGTAAGTAGGGTTTAAATCCTTAGTGATCTTCTCGGCTACATTAAACTCGTTAAGGTTGTTAACACCACTAGTTGAGTTGTATATACCTGAGTATATTAAACCACCACCCCTTCTTTCTTCACCATAATCCTCTAAAATAGTTGAAGCTTTGGATCCTTTACCTAAGGTGGGCGCATTGAAATCATCTCGTATTCTATTAGACTCAGCACCATTCCCAAACGAATAACAGTTATACCAAGGTAGTTCTACCTTATATTTATATACGTTTGGATCTAGATTATAAATACCAGTAACCGTTTGGAAAGTAAAATCGTAATTTGTTGCCTCTGAAGTAATTTGGGTGGTTAGCGTTATATCATAAGTCTGTGCTGATGTTCCCGGTGCAATAGCGTCTATTAGAGTACCCTGCGGTAAGAGATCATTGCCATCACCATCTACAGCCGTTATCTGATCTCCTTCTAGCGGTGGTGTTACACCTTCACCAAGAGCTATTGTTATTTGTATATTTGGGAATATACCGTCGGCTAAAATTTCATATGAAACGTCAGCCGCTTCAACCGTCATTGTGGGTGATGAAACACCAGTTACACCATTATCATATGAATAATGGTCTAATACTTTAGATTCTGTAATAGTATTATCTGCGTGGTTAAATGATAATATATCACCAATAGCTATTTTCTTAACTGTAGTTGTACTCAATTCACCGTCAACCTCTTCAAGCACCTTTACTGTTGAATCTCTCATTTCACCAACAACAGGTTGTAAATCCTCACCAAGCTCTACTGCTATACCTCCTCTATAGCAGGTTACACTGGAACCCACTGGAGCAAATGACTCGTTGTTGGATTCGCTTAATACCATAGGTATAGAACTCGAGGCTTCATAGTATAAATCTATATCAACAGTTTCCTTAGGTTCAGTTTCCCATATAGCCGAATCCACGTTAGATAATATAGAGTCCGTGTTAGGATTGTATTTCTTTAACACAGTAACGCCAACACCAGTCGTCCCATCATGACGCATCTCGCCTCGTGGGTCCCACACGGCAGTATCTATACCTACTGCGTTATCACCATCCCAACCTTCTAGCAAAGCACCTTCAGTACCTATATTTCTAAAAGTTATCTCTAGTGTATATCTTCTACAGAAATCATCATCATTTGCATCACACGCTTGGCAACTTTCCTCATCGTCTTCTGGTAGAAACACATAACCACTTGTGTGATAATTTTTTTGACCTTCAGCTGTGGAATTGTAATAAATCACACTTAAAATCTTGTACATGACACTATTCGGGTCGTCGTCAAAACGAAAAACATTATTCGCAACTATACCACTACTACTGAGACTCATGGGTACGAGACTAGATATTATCATTTTAGCGTTAGCAACATCCCCATCATCACTTATACCTCTAGCACCACTGTATGTCCCTGTTCCCCCGCCGATTGGGCTAATATCATCTATCCACCAAACGGGATTAACAGCATCATCAACAGTAGAAATACCTGTGTCTAAACCACTTCCCCCAAACGCATGCCAAAACGCTTCGGTATTACCTCCATCATCCACATTATTACTACACCCAGCGAACTCATCTATCGTACCCGCATTAAACATGTCCCAATTCCAATCCCCCCACGAGGCCCCAGTGTTGTCGTCACCCTCCCAAGTGTGCGTCCATTGATCTGTTAGATGGCGTAGGTGAAGGTGTTTCCAAACACCGTAGCTGTCTTGCTCCACCGTGCCACCTGTTACATTGTTAATCAACGCGGTGTCATTTGTTATTTTAACAAAGAATCTACCATCAAATTCAGGTTTATCAACAGTGACGCTATCCCTAATTTCTACATGCCACGAGTAAGCAGTAGAGTCATCAAACGTACCACCAATTGCTTCACCCGCATGATCTGCGGAATCTCCAAAAGCTCCACTAGCTAACTCTAAAACCCCATTATTTGAAATACCACCCGAGGTACCAATACTGTTAGTTGCTAGTCTACCGACTTTAACCCACTCAGAATATCTTACTACACCATTATCATCAGTGGATTTAACCCTTGCCCATCCGTTGCCTTTAAAGTTCGTAAACGCTGGGATTTTAGTAGACATATTCCCCTCAACATCATTATCAGTTATAGTTGTATGCGTGTAAGCACCCAGCCCCGCAACCGGAGTCAGTTTTAGCTCTCCAATTATACGGTGTTCTGTTTTTATAAATTGAGGGGCTTCATTACTTATTGCTATTACTTTATATCTAGCCTCCTCGGTTACAGCCTCAGATCTTTGGTGTTTCTTCTTAAGTATTAAATAGGATTCTTCATCTATTTTATTTCTATCTGCAGAAGCGAAAGATAACCATACGTTCTCATCGTCAGCCTCATACCAGCGATCCATCGCCATTGTGTAATACTCGCTTGATATTTCTTTAATATAGTACTTACAATAGTCCATCCATTTAGATGGTAGTATAGTACCAGTCGAATCCCACCAGTTTTGTTTAACAATCAACTTGTTAGCAAAACCTGCAAACTCTTTCTCTATAAATAAATCCCCCGCGACCCTATTACCGTTCACAACCCTAGTACCCGTTGTGTTGACTGGTGTTTCTCTACCATATTTATCACCAAAAACTATACCTACCTTGTACCTCCTTAAAGACTTCACGGACTGGTGTGCTATTTTTGCCTCTGGATCTATGGTAGTATTTTTAGCAAATTGAGTTAAACTTACATCTACAGGCATGTTATAGTTTTGTAGATAGTTACCATACAGTAGTCTATTACCAGTTATCTCTTGCGCTAATGCTTTTCTAGGTACGCTATCCCACGCTCTAAGTGATTGTGATGATGGTAACATCATGTGTATCATTTCAGATGTTATCTCTATAGAACTTGTATCACTACCAGTTTGAATCATTACAGGCCACTCTGGATCCTTACCTCTTGTTATTGATTTAGCAACATAAACATTTGGAGATAAAGTGTCTTTATATAGTATGTCCACACCTACAACATCATCCGGTCTAATAGAGTCTTCACCTACAAAATCCGTTATTCTTAGTCGTTTCAACTTATTGACCATACCAAGGTTGTAACCCTCTTTAGGCTCGTACCTAAAGTTTCCTGGTAAAAATGCTACTTCAGACCAAGGTGAGAATGGTGAGTATTCTCCGTCCTCATACTTATATCTAGAAGCAAACCTAACAAACTTAAACTCAAACATAGTTTTACTACTACCCTCTAATGTGGTAACCCAAGTTAGATCTGCCGAGGTGATATTACTACTTATTGATAATATTGAAAAAGTGTATTCTGTTTGGAAAGAAAACACCTGCACCGTTGTTTGAGGTGTTATCCCAGTTAAAGTAGCTCTAACTGTTTTTGTCAACCCAGTATCTTCACTCACGTTGGTGAATATTATAGTGTCATTTGCTTCATAAGTTAATTGACCAGCACTTGTGTTTTGTGATGTTATAGACACAGTGAATGTATCCCCACTCTCAAAGGATGGTTGGTCAGGATCAACATCCTCTGACACTTGCATCGCAAAATCATTAATCACACCATTTAATACGCCATCTCTTTCGCTCTCTGACATAGATAATACTGGAGCTACTCTAGGCGCAGGTTTAATAACTGTTAAGTGGCTTTCTTTTAGATAACCGTCATTACCTTGATCTAACCCGTTGATGTTTTCTAGGACAACTGTATTGGATAGACTAGGGTTTTCTATATATAGACTAGTCTGTGTGTTCCAATCAGGGCTACCAGCTAAGCTTCTAGTTATATTAATCTTCTTAGGTTCTGAATTATTATCAGTCCAAAACAATAAGTCATCAATGATATTAACACCAGTTATAGGGAAGTGATGGTTAAAGCTTAAAGCCCTAGGAGCTACAAGCTTAAAGGTATGTATATCAGCACCATTAGCTGCAGTAAGTGATACGTTGTTATAGAAATACACAGTGTTAGTACCAGTGTTAACACTCTTTATTTTAACACCTCTTTGGGCGTTACCAAGACTATCAGACCATACTTCTGCAAGTGGATCGGGGTTAACAGAATACAATGCGTCATCACCATCGGTTTTATATGCATACATCCACATCCCAGCTCTGAAATCATTTATATAGGTGGGACTAACAGTCATGGAGGTACCACCACTTGACATTGTGAACGTAGGACTTACTAATGTATCTAAGTTCCATATTTCAAATATATCTACAACTACAGGTTTAACAGCTGTGTCTGAGCTATTTACTTGAGCTATAATATCTTTATATGCTACTCTACTAGTTATACTAGATATAGCTACTGTATCTATGACGTGACCATATTTATCGTACTCTACTTGAGGTGTGGTAAAGAAAAAAGCTTTATTAGTTTTCTCATCCGCAATAGAACCTATCATAACACTAGGTAAATCACCACTTGCGTTAACTGTTGCTGATATTGATTCGAGTTGTTTAGTACCACTCATGGTTGACACAGCACCTATGTTGCCACCACTTGAAGTTCTAACTTCTACATTCTCAGCATTCCTATATTCGCCTTGAGGAACTAATCTCTCATCAAGATCTTTATTCATTCTCCCAACCTGGAACGTATGTTTTATTTCTGACATAAACTACTACTTAATTGGTTTACCAAGACCTCTCAATACTTGAGTGAACTCCTCCATTTTAATATTCGAAAGTCTAATCTTAGCTTTCCTAGTTTCTGCAAACTTTTCTTTCTTAAATCTTTGTACCACATACTCAGGCATATTAGATCTTCCAGATACTAAACCGTACATGATATGTTTATATATAGCTTCCTCACAGAATTTGTGAACCACCATCTCAGTATCAGTACCTAGACCATCACTGATATATTTTAATATTATAGTTTCCCCAGCTAAGTCAGATCCAAAGTGAATATACCCAGTTGAGTTGTCTATGTAGAAAGTACCGTTTACCTGAGCGTGTTGAGGGTCTAATCCATATCTACGACCTTGGAAATGCTCATCAATCAAACCTCCATCATCGTAGTCATAATCTATATTGTTAGCTTCTATAGTACCGAATCTACTACGAGTGTCTGATGTGTGAGGGTCTGAAGCTGTAGCATCACTTTGACTGTTTAAACTATCACCATCAAAGACATAATTATCCCCACTTTGTTTTATAGGAAATGGGTTTGAAGTTTTACCAGTAGGATATAAAGGTTTCTCAATACCCTTAGAATCTATCCTAACTATCTTAGTGTAGTTAACATAATCCTGTGGTAAAGGCATAACCAAAGTAGAAGGAACCTCCTGTTCAAAAGCTTTGTGAGAACGTAGAACATCGTACGATAATTCTTGAATAGCTCTCATCCCATGAAATTGTACATCAGTTCTACTAATTTTAGATAGTATTTTATTCTCACCTACGTATACAACCATAAAGGAACTTATAATATCATCTAGCGATACGAATTGGTAATTACCTTTATCCGTACCACCGTAATAAGATTCTTGTGTAGTATTATCTAATAACCCCATAATTATTTATTTTCGTTTGCCTCCTTAATGGCTTCGTTTCTAAGTATAACTTCAGATAGACCAGGCTTGTTTATAACAATACCAGCTAACTCAAGTATTTTATTTGTCAATGTGCTTTCTTCAGAGGCATGCAATTCAAAATCTTGTTTATCACTTGCACCAGCATTATACAATGCTTTGTCGTTTATTACAACATATGTCCACTTTGGTTTAGTGGGCTTTTCTATATAGTCACAAGATATCGTAGTGCTAGGCGTTGGGTAAAGCCCAACTGATTCTGGGGTTTTCCTGTAGTATACAGGCCTACTTGACGATGGTTTAAGCTTTGAAGTACCAGTTACATATATCCAGTCGTCTCTATCGACTTCTTCGTAGACAGCCATAGTTTCAGCATCTGTTGTAGATATAGTCACAGTAGGGTCTGATCCCACCCAGTTGTGGCAATCCTCTGCGGACAACGTAGAGGGAAACTCTGATTTATAAGTAATAGTTATTTCGTTAGTTGTAGTGTTGAGCGTGGCTGTATGGAATGGTGAAGTGTTATTTATAGTGTTAGTTATAACGCCTGCCACTGCAGCAGCAGTTGCACCAGGATTCACTGATAAAACGACACCATGGTCCACATTTGTGGCGATGTTACTATGAACGGTTACATCATTGTGATACAGGTATACAGTCCAAGTAGTAATAGCATCATTACCATAACCAGCAGGATAACTTCCTCTTAACCGAAGTTGAGTAACATCTGTAGAAGCTGATGGAGAAGAGGCTATACCACTTCCGCCGTGAGGTGTAAAAGTAAGAGTTCGAGTCGCATCTGTAGAGGCTTTGTACACACTCTCTAACCAATGAATACCACTACCCCCTGCTAAAGTACCATCAATAGCTATAGAGCCACCTACAACCCTATGTATAGAGATCTTTTCACGAAGCATATCTATATCGCCAGCTGTCTTACTCTGATTACCCGGGCTTAACAGTGATGTCTTATACTCGTGAAAGTACATTTCGAAAATATCGTTCTGAGCTTTATCAGCTAATAGGTTAAACTCCTGAGGGGTTATATAACCTCTCTGTTCCTTATTAGCTAAAGCTAAAACTTTCTGGTAAACGTTATCTATGCTTACTGCCATCTTCTTTTAATTTATAAGGGAATTGTTTATTCAACCAATTCTTCCTTTTATTACATCCACAGTCCTTTTCCTTAGTGACTACATCAACTAATGTTTTTACACCTGTAAACCTTGTGAATTTCTCTATTGAATCTCCTAGTCCTCTTGATTTCATTGCATTCTATTTTACAATATTATAGTTACATATTAAAGCGAGGAGTTAGTATAGGGTAAAAAAAATAGCCACCCGAAAGGATGGCTATTAGCATTAAGTTAATTAGCGTTAGTCTTGGACAAGAACCTGCATTTTAGTTATCCCAATACCTAAAAGCTCTGGAGCAACTATATCGTTGTATCTATCAGCTACGACTATAAACCCGTCTTTATTAGCAGCTTGACCAGACATTACTTCAGCAAAATAATTACTTATTTTTCTTAAAGCAACTCCATTATCATCACTGTGAGTGAAAGTTATATGATCATAAGTCCCATTAGTTCCTTCAGCAGATTTAAAGCTTACTCTAGTTTTCGTTACAGAGAAAGGGTATACAGCGAGAAACCTATCTGCTCTAAGGCAAGCTTCGTGCTTCAAAGGAATAGGTATTCTCTCTATAGTCACTATATCACCAGCAGATAAAGTAATACCGTAAGTTGTATCACTGATATTATCAATTACAATATTGCTTCCAGAAAGCGCTTTACCATCAGCATGAACTACAACTGTCTCACCAGCATCCACCGAACCACCACTATAATGACTACCCACTTTAGCTGCTTGAGCTTCTAGAAAAGTCACTGAAACTTTAACCTCTGTATCAGCTGCTACGTCAGAATCCCACTCGTTATCACCGTTTATCGCGAAAGTAGTTTGAGCAGCAGTAGCCGTAAATTGCTGATAGCCTTTTTCTTTAAAGTATAAAAAATTTGTCTTCATAATAATTAATCTGCAGAAGTAATGGCCACACTAGTAACACCTTCTATGTTAAACACCCCGTTCTTTAAGTCAGCAGCCACCACGAATGGTGACTTATTCTTATCAGCATTAATTAATTGAACTAAGCTGTACATAACACTTTTATGGGCTCCATCAGCGTGAGTCAATCTTATAACATCTTCAGTTTCTCCACTCCCATCTCTTGGTGCTACATATATATTAGTTTCAGTAGCGCTTTGAGTTTCAAAAGCTCTAAGTGCTGAGGTTGGATATAAAGCTACCTCTTGAGTGGCATTAATATCACCTGTTGTTGATGTAAAATATAAGTACTTTTCCATTATTCTATATTGTCTACAACGTTAAACGGATATAAATATTCCCCAGTCAAATCATTGGCTACCGTTATTAAACCTCTGTTTTGACCAGCCATAGCACCAGCTAAAGCCTCGCAAGCATCTTTTATGTCTCCAACAAACCCTAAAGTAATTCTTGCAGCGTCAAGCGCTCCAGTTTCTTTTAGAAAACTAACTTCAAGAGTCGAAGTGTCAGAATGGGCGTCTACTCCTAAAAAGTTAGAAGCTGGTACCATGTGGGTTTTTGCGTTTGTTTTTTGAAATAACAAATACGTTTCTTTTTTCATTTGTCTTTTTTAAATAATTAATAATTGTTTGTGAATTAAGGTTTAAAGTTTAAGGGTTAGGGTTTCGTGATATTAATTGGAAAGAAAACGGTTATGATAACCGCTTCTCAATATTAGTGTATACTTCCATGCCTTCGTCAGTTTTAAACCACTGTGCAAGTGCGGAGTATGGGTGTTCGTCAAACGGAACTGTCATAAGTTTTCTATCGTTAGATCCCCACATAAAGTGTCTTTGATCTGATGATAACTTTATAATGTTTAGTTCAGTTGCTCTAATACCAAAATTCCTTAGTTGTACATTATCGTCATTAACTAACTCTAAGAACAAACCAGGGTTTCTTTTAGCGTATAATAATAAATCTCTTTTAAGTTCCTTAGAACTCATCTCTGATACCTTAGAACCAAGTTCTACGCGCATTACGGCTTCAGCCATGTCGATGTCTAGATTTTGAGCAGCATTTAAAGCTTCAATCTCTAGTTCGATCCAAGCTACTTCATTAGCTGCTTGAACTATGGGTTTGTCCTCTTCATATATAACATCTTTCATTGGATGGTATAATGATAGTAACTTCTGTAGAACGGTTTTATTTTTAGGAACTACTAAAGTTCCGTTTCTAAAAATAATATGCTCTAATCTTTGGTCACCAACCATCTCATCTACGAAACATGTTCTTTGATTAGAACAGTATTTCAACTCTCTTTCGTAACCCTTCTCCTCGTCAAAGTAGTAAATGTTACTACCCTTTATGAGACTAGATAAAGGTGTTTTACCTTTTAAGTGATAAACTCTATCCTTAACTTCCCACTTATTTTGAGTAGGTCTTTCCATCACTTCTACCTCAGGTACTTCAATAATTGGTTGCTCCATTACTTCAACCACCTCTTGCTCGACTACAGTTTCTTTTACTGCAGCTTTCTTTGTTTGCTTTTTAGCCATAATATAATATAATAAAAATTAAAAAAATAAGACCGAGGCCGAAGCCTCGATCTATATATTGCTTAGTTTAATAAGCAGAAGTTGTTAGCCCCTTGTACCACTAAACATCTTTCTGATAAGAAGTGCATTTCCATCGCATCTAAATCCGATGTAACCGCTCCAACAGAACCAGTAGTCCAAGTTTTCATTTTACGAGACTCAGTTTGAGAAGCTCTATAACGTACGTGTAAGAACGGACGTTTAAGATTCTTACCTAAGTTTTCATCGTAAACAGATGATACACCAGCTGGAACAACAACACCGCGAATAGCGCCTGCTACGTTTCTAGCGTTAATACCACCACGAGTAGCTAAGTCGTTTAAGTACTTCCAGTCAGATTTGTAGAAGTCGTAAGAACCTCTTCTGAAACCAGAGAAACCTAAATTTAAAGCCATATCTTCGTCGTTGTCGAATACTCCGTAAGAAGTACCACCAGCTCCGTAAGAATTCATAGAAGCAAGCATGTCATCCATAGCAAGAGCAGTAGCTCTGTTAATGAACATCATGTTCTCTTCAATAGCACCTTGCTTGTCGAACTCTGCTAATAAAGCATCAAATTCAGCCAAGTCAGTTGCTGCATTAACGCCAGAGATACCAGTAGAAGTATTACCTCTAGCTTCTAAAGCTGCGAATAAACCTTCAGTACCTACCAAATCATTAGCTCCACCTAGTATAGTAGAAGCATCAGCTGCTTTTTCAGCCTCAACTAAAGACATTTCACAGTAATCTGAGAAACGAGATTTAGTATCACCTGAAGCTTTCAAGTACCACAAGTAGCCATTCTGTCCTTCTTCACCCGAAACTTCAACCCAACCAATTTGAGAAGCGTCAGATCCAGAGATCTCGTACTTATCTTTAAGGATAATAGGCTTATTAGTAAATCTAGTGAAAGAAGGCTTGTTAGCACCAGCTCTACCTTCAGTACCTTTACTGTATTCAGAACCATAAACCATAATGGTAACTGGGTTGTCATCTCCAAAAGAAAGGTTACTCAAGTGTGCTCCACCGTAAGGTATAGCTGTAATAATTCCTGTGCGAGTTGCCTGCTGTGCACCAGCACTATTAACATCAATTGCTGATACATAACACTTTTTAGTTAACGTTGCAGATGCTACTATAATAGTATCACCAACTCTAACACCGTGATCAGTACCAACGTCTTTTCCATCGATATCGTCTTCTATTTCTATTGTACTCGCTGTTGCGGTATCAACTTTCCCTTTGTACGATAAGTGTAATCTACCTTGCTCTGACCAAACAACTTGATCAGCAGCCATTGCTTCTTCAGCACCTACTTGAGATAAAAATCCTGAAATAGTTCTCTTTCCGAAAACCTCAGCTTCTTTCTCCATTAGGTCTGGTAGGTATTGTTGAGCCCAACCACCTGAGAAGTCTAAATAATTGTCAGCTAATACTTGCTGAACCGCACCAGCTCTTGGCTGGTCTGCGCCTGTTACTGCCATAATTTCTTAATTTAAAGTTTAATTATTTCTTTTTTCTAATTTTGAATTTGAAATCATCCGAACCTTCACCTAACACTCTAAACTTTGTCCCACTAGTTTGTTCACTTCCGTGAGTACCTCTAGGGTCAACGTTAATGTTCTTACCTTTAGCTACAGTATCTTTGATTGCATCTGCTTTCCCTTGCTCATAGAAATGTTGAGCAACAGCATCAGCGTTCATTGCCGTAAATAAAGACTTGTGATAACCTTTAGCATCGCTCATCTGATTGTTCTTATCCAAAAACTTTTGCACAAAATTATTCAGGTCGCTCTGGTTTGTCTTAACGTCATCCTTGTTTTTCACATTAAACCTGTATCTCTTATCTCCGACGTTGTAGTCAAAACCTTTGAACTTGTCGTTGAATAGATTATCAGTTTTCTGTTGAAAAACTTGTTTGTTAGTTTCTGTTAGCTTTTTAGTCTCTTCAGATTCCTTATTGTAACGATCGAAGAAATCCATGGCTTTCTGCTGCTCACTTGTGAGCTTACTTCCAGCTTTAATCTCTTCGTAATACTTAGACTTTTGCCCGTCTAAGTAGGTTTTCGCTTCAGCAACTTGCTCTTTCAAAGCGATTTTCTTTGATCTTATTGTACGCTCATCATCCATGTCCTCATCGAAACCGTATTTATCTTCCAACAAAAAGTTTCTCTCTTCAGCGGATAAATGAGATTTAGTTTTTCTATAGTACTCGTCTAGTACTTCAGAGTCGTCTAATTTAGATATATCTCTATTTAGATTTACGTAGTCGTTTAAATCTCCACCAGTGTCTTCCATGAAGTCAACTAACTTCTGTATATTCTCTGGTAGTGGTTTCCCAGTAGCTTCTGCTTTTGCTATAGCTTCTTCAACTTGTTCTTCTACAGCTTCGACTTCTTCATCGGTTACTTCTTCTAGTACTGGTAACTCTGTTTCTTGTACTTCTCCTTCCGGTTGTACCTCTTCTTGTTCTTGTGAGGTTCCGGTGTCTTCATCGCTTCCCACCACTCCTGCTGGGTCAGCTTCTGTCTCTTCAGTTTCATTGGTTGGTGGTTTGTTTAAATCTACTTTAATAACGCTATCATCTCCAGCACTTTCAAATTTTGATTCGTCGATTGTGTTTTCGACAACTTGTTCTGTAGTTTCTTCAACTACGTTCTCTAATTTTTCTGCCATAATAAAATATTATAAAATTAAAAATCAGTGGATTAGAATTGGTCTAATCCTGCTCCACCTGTTACTATATCATTACCTGATGATTCAAACTTTTTAAGTGATTCACCCTGGTTTTTTCTATCCGCTAAGTCTTTCTGATGTTGAGCTTGCCTATCTACTCGAGAATCTTTCCTATCCTCTCTCATAGCCTCTTGCCTGTCTTTTAGCTCTCTTTCTCCAGATTGTAATCTAGAGTTTAACTCAAACTCTAACTGCATTAATTCTTTCTTAACCTGAGCCTCTTGCTGTAAGTATTGAATCTTCAACTGAGTTTTAGTTTGCTCTAACTGAGCATCAGACTGTGTCTTAGCTTGGTTCTTTTGAACCTCAGCTTGAGCAGCTGCTTGTTGAGCTTCTTGATTAGCCTGAGATTGAGCTTGAATATTTTGCTGTTGCATCTTCTGATCTCTCTCAAGCTTTTTCTTTCTCTTTATTTTAAGAAGTTGATTGGCTAGTTTAATGTTTCTAACATCACGCAAATCAATCGCATCATCTAAGTCTATCAACTGTTGTGATAATGCTATCTGAATATTATTCTCTAGTATTTGCTTCTCCTCTTCATCAGGCATCAACTCTATAAATATACCAAAATCGTATAAATGTAACTCTTTCATCTCTTCTAATGTAGCTACATTATGAGCTCCAATAGATTGGATAAAAGCCTCTTTAGTTGGAGAGTATTCTATAATGTCTGATATTCTTAGTGATAAAGCTTCCGCCGATTCTGATGCTAATAATAGCATAGACTGCAATACGTGCCTAGTTGCTGTGTTAGAATTAGCTGCTGCTAACTTTTGAATACCGACTAAAGCGTTCTTATCTGGTGTTGACGCATCTCTAGCTTCATTAAGCCCGGTGACATCACGGATCATTTGTAGGTAGTAATTATAGGTTTGTATCAAGCTTTGAAGTTTGTTACTACCCGAACCGTTTTGTATTTGCTGAATAGGCACTTTACCAGGGTTCATATCCCCTTCAGATGTAAAACTCCTACCAATAACGGAACCTGTCTGGAAGAACATATTTAAAGCTTCCTGCGGAGAATAGTTTGTACCATTACCCAGATCTATTTCAGCTAACCCATCAGCGTCTAAATAAACTCCATCTGGAACCATGCGAGATAGAACTTGCTGAAGCTTTAAGTGAGTCAACTGGATCATATCGGCAAACCCTGTTATTCTACTAACTATAGATTCTATCTTACCGTTGTACATTCTAGGTGCAACGATACTATAATTCATTTTCACTTTATCAAAGTTGGATTTGCTACGTAACATATTCTCAGCCATCTCCCACTTCAATAGCTTATCAGTACCTAGTACTAGTACACCTTCGTACAAACACTCCATTACCCTTTCAAGTTTCGAATAGTTACCATCCATGTCAGTTGGTGGGTTGAAGGTATCATCCTTTTCTATAACTTTACTAGCGCCAGTACCAGTTTCCTTTATTTTGTATGTATTATTCTTGTGTGTCTTATAATTGAAGTATAGCACACTAATCTTATTCTTATCCCCGTTGGAGTTATTAACGAGTCTAGCAGAGCTCTTAGATCCCTCTACGATATCGTATATCTCAGATTCGGACAAGTTGGGAAATTCTTTAACCAACTCATTAACTGGGACTTCCTTAACCTCTCCAACATAATATATATCCTCAAAGTATGGGGATTCAGTATATGAGTAGACTAGGTTAGCTGGGTCTACATATTGCACTTTAGCTCCATCACTCCAGTCGAAGGTAGTTTTAACGGCTCCAATACCTATAGTGGTTAAATCATATAAGGACCTCTTCTTTATAAGGTCGAATTTACTACCTTCCATTAGAACGTTGATAGCTTGTTCTTCGGCTAACTCAACGGCTTGTTTATAATTCAACTGCATATGAAGAGCTAGTTCCTCCTCAGTATCTGGTAGGGTTTCTTTTTGGTTTTCGTAAATGTCCATACCAAAACCCTCTTGGACCATGTCATTATACTCCTTGGACCTAATGTCCTTTAACATTGATTCCATATACTCAGTCCTCTTACTAACCCCATATGAATCTTGAGAGTAAGCCTTGACGTCGTAAGCTCTTTGGGACATACCGTTAACTACTATGTCCACGAATTTAGGTACAATGGGTACAGGTTTCCAATCTAAGTTTAAGTAGCTTAAGTCACCGTTTATAGATAACTCGTTTTTATATTTTTGTATCGGCTGCTCTCCTCTAGCATATAGCCTCAACTTGTGGAAGTTATTTGTATTACCACTATACTTAGATGTAGCTCCAGAGAACCATTCATGTTCAATAGCCCTAGCTACCTTCAACCCATATTCTTGGGTCATCTTTTCTAAATCACTAACTGCTTGTGAAGGGAAATTCCTTATCGCAGACTCTGCCATAACTTACTTTTTAATTATTGTTGAATTAAATCCGGTGTTAGTATACTTAGATATACTTATATCTAATGGTTGTTTATTTACCTCTGGGTTTGGTCGGTACATGTGTCTATTACAAGCCATGATAGCTAAACCAGAACTTATAGCAGCATCATACTTGGTTCTTTTGTTTATATTAAATTTACTCCAATCGTTCAGCGTTTCATTGAAATACACAGTACCGTAAGTACCATCTTCTAAATGACCAACATGATCATTGATATACATTTCAATAGCTGCGGCGTGAGCTTGTTTTATATCCTCACTAGAGTTCGGCATACCACCTACCTCTCTTTCGGTTACAGATAGTTTATTCCACAGCTTGTCAGGGCGGTTCATGCTGAAACCTCTATAACCTCTTCTACGTAAATAGTACAATAGACGAGGTTTGTTGTTCTCTGCTAATATAGGCATCCCATAAAATACTAACGCCATTAGGACATCTTCAAAGAAGATCTCAGCAGTCTGAGGTCTAGCTACATATTCTAAAAAGAACGTGTTAGCTGGGGCATCTTCCATACTGAACTTAGTTAATCCATGTAACGCTCCTTTAGAGCCTTTACCATCAACAGTACCACTAATGTCGTAGCTATCACAACCAAACGCACCAACGTGCTCGTTTCCAGGGTATTTAACTCCATTCTTTAGTACAACGTTATTTTGCATCCCTCTATTAGGAACCCAACTTACTTTAAATCTACCATTAGGGTCCGGGTTGAAAGTAACTCTAGTATCCTTAACCCCATTCTCCCATTGGAAGTTACCGGTTGTTAAGACCGAGGAGTTCCTGTTACCCTCATTGTAATCTATCTGCTCGTATATTTTTATAAGATTAAACAAACTATTCTTTGTCTCATCTCTAAATGCGTGCTCTTCTGTTCTTGGGAATTGTCTGTAGAATTCGTTTAATCCGTCTTGGTCGTCTCTCAGACCTTCAGCTTCATTCTCCCAGTAATCTACAACACCTATATCTATTAATTCACCGTGTGGTCCGTAAACATCATCACTTGGATTATCAAAGACTGGAACTCCGAACTGGTCAATAAATCCTTCATAGTTCCATTCCATTGGGATAAACAAAGAATATAAACCAGACTTTGTTTGTCCATTCCTATTTCGTTTAGTAACATCTGAGTCTCCATACAGTTTCTTAAAGTTATCACCACCTTTGTCTAGTGCATTAGAGGTTGACCCCATCATGCACTTACCAACTATTCTACCACCTAACCTCAAACAGGTTTTAGTAACCCTCCAGTTATTAAGGATATTGTCTGGCCTCTCCCACTTGCCACTCTCATCGTGGACTAATAGAGAAAGCTTTTCCCCATCATAACTGTTATCACCAGTGTTCTTCCAGTCAATAGTAGTATCAAGACCTTCCATGTCGTCTTGTTCTTCGTGAACCCCCATTTTTCTACGGGTAAACTTCTTAGCTGGGATACGATAAGCTAGCTCTGACTTCGGACGATCCATACCGTCTTGGATTGGTTTGAAAAAGAAAGGATAATTAATACTTATTGGTACTATTTTATCTGTAAACATTTTCTTCGCATCACCACCACTCTTGGATAACACCCCAAATCTACTATCACTTGCTAAGGTAGCTAAATTAACGGTTTCAGCCGAACTCATGAAAGAAAAACCTGAACGTCTATTCTTTAGATAACACATACCATAGCAACGTTGATCAGCTTTACAAGCCTCCCAAAATATAAAGAAAAGCCTATTGGCTTCTCTAAAGTCTGGAGCTCCAACATCTATCTTACTCCATTGCAGATACATATAGTAACTACCAGGAATCCAAGTCGGATCACCATTGTTCATAAACCAGAAGCCATTATCTCTTCTCTTAAACTCCTCGTCTATGTATTTATAATGTAACTCTTTAAATTCTTTAGGGTAAGTATCCCAGTCAAACCTAGTTTTAATCTTATTAAAAGCTGAGTTAGGTTCAAACCTTCTCCACTTCTGTTCTTTCTTCGTTTTAGAACAACTAAAAACTTCTTTAGGTACTTTAGGTAAAGCTACTCTCAAACCTTGTATCTCTACTATCTCACCTATCTCACCGCTCTTAGATACAACTACAATATCACTTTCCTTATCGTAGCCATATTTCCACTTCTTACCCTTATTCAATCTCTTGATAGTGGTAAGCTTAACTGGTTCTACTATTTTATAAAGCGTTTGTTCGTACATTATTTACTCCTCCCTTCTGCGAACCCTTGGAATTTAGGTTTATTTAGATCTTGCTTCGATTTCTCTAGATCTTTAATAACTCTCTCCTCTTCCTCAATTCGGTTTAGTATTTCAAAAGCATCGAATATAGCTAACTTCTTTGTAGCTGCAGCGTTCTTAAGCCTATCCGCTGATATATCGTCATCGGAATCTACAATAGCTTCCTTAGCTACTTTGATTAGCTCTTCAACTGCTATGTGCCCAGCTTGGATTATACTCTTCTTCGTTTCCTTTATATTCATACTCAATTGTAATAAAACTATTCATAACTCTGTATAACCTCTCTCCATCTATAACGAACTCGAATTCGCTACTAGGCTTGAATCCCACTAGTTGTGTAGGTAGAAATCTGCCGTCAGAGTATTTAACTATACCCATCAACGGTTGCTCAGGTTCCAGAGAGAGATTGTCCTTGTTCTTCAAGGGCTTTACAAAAGTAAAACCGTTAACACATTCCCAAGACAGGTTCTTATACATGTATATCTGATCAGGTGAAGCTAGATATTCTCCTTCACTTAAAAAGCCTCTACTATTCTTCTCGATACCTTTAACATTATGCCATCTTCTAAAGATGTTATGATGTACTATCACCTCCTGTCCTTCTTGTAGGTTATGTACATTATCAATAGGAGTAGAGATAATAATAGCTTTACGGTTAATATATCCATGATTAAATACTTCCGTGTTTAATATTAAGCTCTTACCATCTCCTACTTCTACAGAGTTGTTATACCTCTCACCTAGAGGTTTTATTATATAATCATATAAAGGTTTCATTAGTACTCTAGATCATATTCCACTGATATAGCCATATTCTTGTTAAAGTCTTTCCAAGGTATGACTATATCCTTCTTTCGTATATAAATAGAGTACTTAGTCTCTTCCTCTAATATATCACATATCGTATGACCACCATAGACGTTCTGACCAACAGAGTAATGCATAGCATCATTCTTATAGTCTTTACCTATAGTAATCTTTCTAATTACGTGACTATCCATTTGTAGGGTAGTTAATTGTACCATCAGCCAAGTCTACATCAAAAGTACCATACTCCTTGCTGAAAGCATTTTGTAGCTCAACAATCTTAGACTGTATACTAGCCTGTTGGTGGATTAACTCATGCTTCTGAGCTTCTAACGCACCCACCCGAAATTGAATAGCGTTGTTGTCATTAACTATAGACTGTAAGTTCTTTAACTGCTCTTCAGTAATCTTCTCTGCTTTAGGTTTTAAATCAACCATTTTTTCTTTTGCCATAATTTAATTTAATTTACTTTTTTGTTTTTTCTAGTGAACGTCCTCCGAAGTAGGCTCCAATCACCGTTATTAATACTAATTGTAATAAATCAGTCCACTTAGCTTCTACATTAAAAGATATAGCTCCAGCATCAATAAATATCATTAATACTGTTGATACAACTAGAAATATAAGTACTAGTGGTCTAACATTTTTAGATAACCAAGAGTCAGACTTCATATCAGCCTCCCACCTATTGGTTACTTGCTTCTGCATTTCTAACTCATGGTTAGATATTAATTGTTTGATCTTTTGCTGAGCAGCTAACTTCTCTTCCTTAGATGTAGTTAAGTTATCTAAAACCCCACCTACGTTTTTAATTAGCTCACTAGCTCCAGATGATAATACCTTCTGTAGTAATCCCATTATCTATCTTTATCTTTAATCATATCGTCTATAGATTTATTCATAACCTTATCCGTGTATGATTTGTTATTATAGTAAGGATTTGTTATCGACGTAGGTATATCTTCCTC